TAAGCTTCATGACGCGATGCTTGCGAAGCACACGCCACATAAACTTTTGGAGGGGGTGAAGGGCCTTCTGAATCAAGGGCATGCCTTTGGTAATCACTCTCACTTTCAGTGCCTCGGCCAATCCGACTGGTTTCACACGTGAAACCTGAGCGGACGCCTCGGCATAGGAAGCGATTTGTAACACCATCGCGCGTTCGTGCAACTCAGAAAGGTCCATAGAATAGTGCTTAGCAGCACCACTCTGGGAGATCGACTCCTCCTCGGGGGAGCCGGCGACCTGCTTGAATCCGATGTGACGTTTGGCGGTCGCCCGCCAGCGGTCAGTCACCTCAATCTTCCCGTCTCTAGAGACGGTGAAGACGGTGTCGTGGAGTTCGCTACCTCGATGCAGATTATAGGCCTTAGCCAATGTCTGCACCGATCTAAACGCTCCACCATCAGTTCTTGCATCCTCGTGCGAGGCGGAAGTCGAAGGGAAGATCATCCGGTACCGTTCACGGTCTCCGTATGTCTCATCCCTGAAGAGTTCCCTAACCGTGCGACGTAACTGAAGCTCTGTGCTCGGGCGATCTAGATAGATCGACCCGTCGAACTTAGCTTCTACGTCACCCCACGGCAACAGGACCCCCGACGGCCTTGTAGCACGAGTCGTGGTGAGTGCGATACACGCTTTCTCTACTGCAGCCTGCACCATATCCCCATCCGGTCGCGGACATCCCTTCTTCAACTGAAGGATCGACGCGAGGAAGGATTGATTGGTGTTAGCCAGGAGATTTGCGTAACGTCCAGCACTCCCACAACACAATATGGACGCGTTCTCGGAGAAACCGAGCACGTCGCCATGAAACGGAAGCGCAGGGGGTAGGTCCATCTGTGAGGTGCGGGCGTGGAAGAAAGCTGCAAGTTTGTACTTGACATACTTTATCCACGACCCACTCAACTTTGAACCCACGACCCAGTGTTTCACCGTCTCATGGTACGACTTGCTCTGTCCCGGAGAGTCGCGCATACCGTATATGCGTAGCAGTGTGAAGAGGGCCTTGACAGCCCCCTTGACCGCTTTTGCTACGTCCTTCGTGAGCTTTCGCTCTCGTAAGCCGTAACTCCAAGTCGACTTGTCAGACTTCCGAAAGTTCTTTGCCCACCGTCTCACAACGGGAACATAGACCTCACCGGACTTCGTAACGTAGGGTAACGGGGCTGTGGTTATCACATCAAGTGTGTTTCCATGCTTCCGCTCGACCCTCGATCGACCAGGATATTTTTTTCTGAGCCCCTTCTCCGAAGGAAAAGGGACTCCCAGGACCTGAGCGTTGGCTGAAGGAAAACCCGGATAGGGTAACTTCAGCTTAGCAAAGGCACTGGTTGGCGGAACCCTCACGGGACCGCCTGGATTGGAGTTTATGCTCCTCTCTACCAGCGAGGTGCGCCCACGACAACATCGAAAGATCGACGTCATGACGTGCACTTGTGAATAGACGGTACTCTGAAACTAGCCTACGGCTTAGGTCAGAA